CCACTTACACCTAATCTACCTTGAGCACGTAACCGTTCCTCTGTTGCTAACCGTTGACGTTCAGTCTCTGGTGCTGATAGAGCAGCTATCTTAGCGTAGTAATCCTTAGCCAACTGATCAACGTTAGTCATCTCAGCAGCCTGTGCAGACTGTGCTGCTACCCTAGCAAAAGGATTGTATAGTGCCTCACCTACATTAGTTAATGTAGTCTCTACAGCACCTGTTTGAGGATTAACTTTAGTACCAAACAGTTGATTAGTGACACCATAAGGTGTAAAGTTACCAACCATGCCTGCTGCTGTTCTACCTACGTTCTCTAACCCTTGTTGTCCGAACAATCCTAAGTTAGTGTACTTAGTTTGTAATTCACCGGATAACTTTTCATACTCTTGTTGACTGATTTGTCCTTGTTGTCGTAGCTTGTCAGCAGCATCCTGAACCATTGCTAAGTTAACACCACTAGATAGTAAACCACCAGCTAAGTTGCTCATATCACCACCACCTAACAAAGCTTTAGCAGCAGTTGTGGCTGCATTAGCTAACGTAGAACCTGGTATAGTGTTAGCGGCTGTTGTTGCTCCAGCAGCGGCTGTTGCGCCTGCTCCAGCGGCCAAACCAGCGTCTAACAAACTACCTGTAGTACCGACTATTTCAGGTATGTTAGCAAGTCCTGTAGCTTCTAAAGTAGCTAAAGTTTCTGGAGAAAGACCAGCAAACCCTGTTAGAGCTGCTTCAGTACCTACAGCACCTGCACCAGTGGCTCCAGCAGCACCAGCACCAGTAGCTTCTGCAAAAAGAGTGGGAGCATAATAAGCAGCGGCAACAACAGCAGCAGGTTTAAGTATGTTATCTCTGAATTTCAACCAATTACTTGTTTCTACTTTATCAGACGCCAATGTTAAGTTAGCTTGTCCTCCAGGTGAAGTACCAGGAACCATGAAAAGGTCATAACCTTCAACATCGCCTTCTTCTTTTGTGAAAGATCTCCAAGGCATTAAAACATTTTTTACATCAAAACCTTCTTTACCAGTTTTACCTAACTTAAGTGAACCACCTTCAGATACTTTAGCTTCCTGAATAACATTACCTGTAGTACCGTCAGTATACTTAACAACAGCATCAGGACCATCACCAACAACCTGTGCTGATAACTTAGAAGGATCGGACACACCTAGTTTGTTAAGCTCTGAGAACAAGAAAGCAGCATCTCTGGCAAACAAATTACCAAACGGTGTATCTACCTTACCTTTGTCGTAGTTTTTTTCAGCAATCTTTGATGCTTGATCAAACAACTGCTGTGTAATGTTCGGAGTGCCAACAGGTGTTGCTAATATGTTGTTTAAGGCAAGAACTTTATCTTCTTGAGTTAAAGTAGAGGTACTCATCAGTATGTCCCATCATCATAGACAACACCACCAGTAGGTAACGTAACCGTACCAGTGAATGTAGGGGACGCAGAGTCTGCTTTTGATGCTACCGCAGAAGCTATGTTGTCGTACTCAGTGTTAAGCTCAGTACCTTTAATTAGCTTTGATGGATTACCAGATACCAGCGAATCCTTAGCAGCAAAGTTAGTTGTTTTGACGTAATTACTCATGCTAATTTACCTGTCTTAAAGTATACGTCCATCTGTTGAATAGATAACGAATCAGTAGATATGTTAGCTTCAATGCCAATCTGGAAGACTCTACCTGATCCACTTAAGTTTACTCTTGCGTTGTTAACGAATGCACCGCTGTTGTACTCTGCAATGTTGTATTCGCTTATGTTGTACTCTGATCTTGTTGTACCACCAACGTTGTTGATCTGTGATATCGAATACAGTGAACTATAATCAACAGCACAGTACAAGAACACGTTAGTATTTAAACCACCGATAAGGAACAATGACAACTTCTTTAGCATCTTCAGCACTGATGGTGCTGTAGCATCTAAGTGAGATGTATAGTATGCGAACCTGAATGAATCACCGTTGTCTGATGCAAGAGCACCATAGTTACCAATGTAACCTAACCTACCTAAGTACAGCTTACGATCTTTAGTGGTAGCTAACGACTTAGGTGCTATTGTCCACTTTGTTACCCTACAAGAGTTATCCTGTAGTCTATTCTTTAAGTCAAAGCAATATGAAATACCTGCTGTAGGGAATGACAACAGATAGAAACCATCCTTTTCATAATAAGCTGATCTAATGTTGTCTACACTGTTGTTAGTGGTGAAGTCTGCTAACAGATCATCACGGATGTTCCTAGATACATCGAACAAAGGAGGAGACTTCTCTTGAATAATCCTACCTAAGCTACGAACACCAGTATCGGATAAGAAGAAGATATCAGAGCCTACATCCTGTACAGAATCTCTAGCAACACAGCCGACACCATCAATAACCTCTACTAATGACAAGTTAGTTGTTGGATCTGTCGTAGCACCTGTGTAGATAACAATGCTTTTCTTACAAAAGATAACTAGGTAACCGTTAAAGGCTGCTAATGCTACGATTGAATCAGTACCGTTAGTGAATGCCTTTTCTATGCTGATGGAACCAGCGTTTCCACCAGTCCATTTATGTCCTGTTAACGCATCTGACCACCATACAGTAGTTTTATCTGTTGTTGTGTCAGCAACCCATATACGACCATAAGCACCTAAGACTTCATTAGCAAGTTGTACAGTTCCTGAATAGCCAGCATGAGCGGACATCAGTGTCCATGTGTTAGCTGAGTGGTCATACATTATAGGATCATGAGCACGTTGAAAGAAGTACGTATGATCATTAAAGCTAACTGCTTTCCAGTTCTGTGCTGTCCACGAAGAACCAGTATACTTAAGTGTTAGTGTTGTTGTGCCTGTATAGATCTTATTGTCACCGATAGAAGCAAGTTCAGTAGTACCTGCTTTCTTAACAATCTCATACAACATAGTAGGCTCTGTACCAGCAAAGCCTGAAGAAGTATTTAAGTTATCCCATCCCTTACGTGATGCTATACGACCATACTGATCAATAACAGCATTGTCAGCCTTTAGGGAAAACTCTTTAGGTAAACCTAACGATGAATCCTGTGTGTTAAGTCCAAAGAAACCTGGGGCAAGAAGACTAACTGATTTTAACTCAGCAGCCATTATGACCACTCCCATGTTGTTTCATCAGCATAGCGATCAGCTTCAATAGCTATGTATGATGCAACTGCTTTGCGATACAGGTCTGCTTGCTGTTCAGATAACCTACCACCATCTTCACCACGTTCATTGATAGCACGTAGATAAGCACCTTGGATGATTAACTCTGATGGTACGTAAACAGTATCAGCAGACAATGACAGATCAGCCTGTGGAACAACACAGTCTACCTTCACAGTGATTGAAGAGCCTGGAATAGGCCATAGATCTAACGTTATTTCACCTGACGTATTAGAATTACCAATAGCAAAGTATTGTGGTGTACCGGACACTGAACCTTGTAAGTTAACCCACTCGTGCATCTGGATCTGTGTTGCTTGTATAAGATCTCTCTTTACTGATGGTACGTACACCACTAACAGTTTACTACGTGGATTAGAGCCTGATATAGCGTAGTTCTGTGTACCGTTAACAGCATTGATTGTCTTCGTTGTTCGAAGAATAGACCAACTCCAAGCATCCTCTACTTCACGTTTAGCTTCGTTAACAAAATCAGCAATGAGTTTAACGTATGGTGTATCAGATACAGATGAGGCTTCAGTCTCCCGAAGCCTACGCAGCACACCGTTAACACAGTCTAAATAGGTAGCCATAGATCACCATTTAACTTTAATTTATTGGTTACAGCATCACATAGTTTTATAAATTCAGGTATCGACAAAGAACCACGCATCATATTAATTTGTTTATGAACTAACTGAATGTTGTCTATCGTATACCCAATTGTGTGCGTTTATACAATAAGCTCGTCTTAAGTGTGATACCTCAGTACCGCACTGCGGACAACAACGGATCCATCGTTTATCTTCGCTTTTAAATACATTCTCAGGTAAGTCAATCACTTTTACCACTACTTACCCCACTTAGTTCGATCAGACCAGTACGCAGCAGACATCTTACCTTTAGCAATGTTCTTTGCATGTCTAGCTTTAAAGGCTCTGTTGCGCTCAGAGCCTTCAGGAGAACCAGTAACACCTTGCTGACCAAAGCGAATGGTCTTAACTTGATCACCGTCCTTTGCTACTACGATATGTGATTTGGTAGGATGTCCAGGTGTTTTTTTAGGGCGATTATATCCAGACACTCCTGCTCTTTCTAACCTAGAATCTTTCTTCATTTCTTTTTAGCAGTTTTTGCTGCCTCCTTAAAGTCTTTGGCTGTTGGAGCACCTTTAGTGCCTGGTTTTCTCATCTTCTCACCAGAGCCTTCAGCGATACGCTTACGCTTGGCTTGTATGTTCGCGTATAGTCCTGGCTTCATTTCTTCTTCTTAGGCTTTGTCATACCTGCTTCAGATAACGCAATAGCCACTGCTTGCTTACGAGACTTAACAACAGGACCACCTTTACCACTGTGTAGAGTACCTTCTTTGTACTCTCTCATAACTTTACCTACCTTAGCTGGCTTTTGTTTCATGATGGATAACCCATCTTCTTTTCTTTAGCCTTCATTGACTTTGATTCTTTTTTCTCGTGCATCTTCTTTGCTGTCTTGGATGCGTATTCTTCTGCTTGTTTCTTACCTTTAGCAGTGTAAGGAAACTTCTTGTTATTCACCATTGGCATTGTCTTTTCCTTTTCTATTAAACATGGACTGTACTGTATCTGTTTCCCATATCCGTATAGCAGTCCATATGATAGTTAAGATAGCTGCTATGGCTGGTATTAGCTCTGTTAGTGTACCTACAACAGTGATAATTGATAAAGCATCACCTAACTGCTTTACATGTTCATCAGCTTGCAGTGACATGTTAGTTCCCTAACGACTGTATCTGCTGCTGTAATACTTGTAATTGAGCTAACAGGTCTTCTTTAGTGGGTGTTTGTGGTTGTGTAATTGTTACCGGCAACGGCTCTGTAAACGTACCATCAACATAACCCCACCCTGGTCCTGCGAAGTCCGGACAAGGAATCCATCCTTGCTGTACTGCGTATGCTTCATCAGCTAACGCCACATTGTCAACGATATGATCTTTAATGATTGCCCATCTCATAATGTCACCTACCAAGCTGTTACACGACAAAAACCTGCGCCGCCTGTGCCGCCCGCGCCTGATGTTCCAGAGCTACTTACGCCGCCACCGCCGCCACCGCCGCCCCCATAAGACCCACCGTTACCACCATTGCCGCCATTTCCAATCCAAGCGCCGCCGCCGCCGCCGCCACCCGATCCGGTTAATAAAATACTTTGAGATCCGGCGGTGCCATTAGAAGCGTTGCTGGTCGTATTTGGCGCCGCAGCACCGCCTGCACCGCCGCCACCGGCTACGTATGATTGTGTAGCCCCGCCGCTTCCACTTGAGTATGCGTAGTTTGCACCGCTACCGCCACCTGCACAAGCAAAAAGTGAAGAACCGCCTGGGTAGGCCCAGGCGGCTCCACCTGCACCACCCCACTCAGAACAGCCTCCGGTCGTACTAGTGGTTGATCCTAAAGCATTGCCGGTTCCAATGTTGTTTATTTGTAGAACACTAGAGCCGCTGCCGTAATAAATTATGTTTGGACCGCCAGCAGATACCAAACTTCCACCGTTGCCACCAGGCCCTGAAGC